GGACAGATACGTCGAGCCTGGCTTGCCATTCAACGAGAAGAGATTGCCAAAGACCCCTGGGCGGCGGCCGCGATGGAACCCAGCCCGGCACAGCGGAAGGTCTGTGATGCCGAACATGCGCTCATCTTCAACAGTGGGGGATACCGCGCCGGCAAGAGTGCGAATGCCTGTCTGAAGTTGCTCCGCCGCGCCTATCGCTATCCCGACGTTCCTATCATCGTCTCCCGATTCGACTACAACATCCTCTACCAGTCCACCATGCGGAGCATCGCGGAGGCCCTGAGCTGGCTGTTCGCGCCCGCGGGCAAACGCTGGAAGAACCTGGACGACGGACTGCCGAAGGATATCGCGGAGTGGCGGGCGGGCGTCCGGCAGTTGCACCTAGCCGACGGCGCGATGGTTCAGTTCCAGCACCTGAAGGAGGTGGAACGGCTCGGTTCCACCGAGTACGGCTGGGGCTGGGTAGAAGAGGCGACCGAGATCGACAACGGGGTGAACCCCGGCGATCCCGACGATATGACGCCGCCCATCATCATCATGCTGCAGGGGCGGCTGAACATCTCCAGCAAGTCCAAGAAGTGGGGAGAAGTGCCCCCACAATTGCTGGTAACAGCCAACTACAAGGGTCACAACTGGGTATGGCAGATGGCGAAGGATAAGTCGCCGCCCAATACCCTGCTGGTAGAATGCTCCGCCTATGACCTTGAGCGGGAGGGGCAGGAAATCATCCCGACGCCGTGGTTCGTGCAGGCGGAGGCCTGGCCCGAAGAGTACCGAAAACGACACCTCTACGGAAGCTGGGATGAATTTGCGGGCGCCGTCTTCACGGGATTCTCCCGAGACAATATCGTGGAGGCGTTCTGGCCGCCGAAGGAATGGCCGTGTATCCGGGCACACGATCCAGGGGTGAGGGGCGCTGCCTGGGTGTGGATCAGCGTTGCCAAGAACGTCGAGAGATTGCGCGCGAAGGGATGGAACGGGTTGCCCAGTGATCTCCGGGATGGCGACCTCGTGACGTGGTGGGAATATGCGCCCGAAGAGGTGGGCGTCGAGGACCAAATCAAGCACGTCCTGAAGATGGAGCAGGGCTTCAGACCGATCTACACCGCGATTGACCCCACGGATGCCCGGCAGCAGACGGGGCGTGGGATTATGACCACGCGGCAATTGCTCATGCTGCACGGCATCACCGACATCTACAAGGCCCCGAATGAGGAGAGGCCGTTTATCCTGAAGGCCAACCAGGACTTCGCCAGTCGGCGGCATTACGTCACCCGGAACTGCACAAAGTTGATCGACCAGTTGATGGCGGAGGAGTGGGACGAGAAGACCCTGGGCGAAGACCCGCGGCGTCGGCACAGCAAACGGTTTCACGTACTGGCGGCGTGGAAGTATGGGATGATGATGAAGCCGGAGGATTTGGCGGCGGAAGCGCCGCGGGCGTGGCGACCGCAATACCCGAGCAGGAGCAAGACGGGGTACTAGGAGGCGGCAACATGAGAATCGCCGAGTTTGTCAACATGACACCAGAGCAAATCGAACCGTTGCTCAAAGCCCATAGCATCCTAGAGGATGAAGAGGGTGAAGATGCCTGGGACTATGCCGATGGGAGTGGCACGGCCAGGCTTATGGAGGACGTCTTGCTTGATGCAATCGAGTGCATAGATCGGAGCCAACCGTGGCCCACTATCCTACGAATGGCCGTGGGCAAATCGTTCCGGGTTGGGTGCGCGTATGGGCGAAGCGTAGTTGCGCCAGAGAATCGGGCCTAGGGGTACTAGGAGGCGATGATGGAGCATGACAGGCTCACTTATCTAAACAGGGTGGTGGGATTGCTGGCCGAAGTGTTGGCGGAGAAGCAGCGCCAACTGCGGTCTTGTGAGCGCGCGCTGACCGACGCCTGTAGATACCTGTTGGCCAAGCATGGCGGTCCCGAGCCAACGGATGAACAAATTGAGGAACAGAGGCAAGTGCTGCTGAGGGGAGGCGACTAGGAGGCGATGATGATGACCTATCGACTGGAGCGGTGGTGGAAGCGATACCCGCGCTGCTGGGACTGGGCGAACGTACACGAGTGGGTCCAGGCGTTCGCCGGATATGACCCGGTGAAGGGTGTCTATATGGCATACCGCGGTCGTGCCTGGCCCCGCTTCTGGCGGGCAAAAATCGAGGTTCTTGACCATGCCAGTTCATAAAGTGAAGGGCGGGTATCGGTGGGGGAATCACGGCAAGATATATCGAGGCAAGGGGGCGAGGGCGAAGGCGGCCGCGCAGGGTCGCGCCGCCTATGCCGCAGGCTATCGGGGTAAGACCAGGAAGAAGAAATGAGACGAAGAGGCCCGTTGCTTCTGCTTGACGTTATTGTGAGTCTTGTGACATTCCTCACCCTATGGCCGCTCATGCTACTTGATATTGGCCGTGGGTCGGAGAACAGGGATGCCCTAGATGCCATGCTGGAGACGGAAGAGGGCAGACAAGCCCTAGACGTTGCCTTGCACGGAAGAAGAGTTCTAAACGGAAGAAGTGAGGGAGGCGCATAGATGACTAACGTAATCGACACGTGGCAATTAACCCACGTGCTGGAAACCGAACTCCGCTACCGGCAGGACTTGAAGAAGCGCCTCGCGGAATATGAGCGGTATGGCACCCTGCCCCCGTTCACGGGAGAATTCACGGTCGTGAGGTGTCCAACGTGCGGGATGCCAGCGGCATGGACGCACCCAACGGTCTTCGCGAGTCTCTGTGTATCCAACGACGATTACCAAGAATTGAAGGCGCGTGCCGAGAGGCTTGAGGAGGAGAACCAACGGTTGCGCGATGGTAAGTAATGCCGACAACCTATAACCAGAACATCAGGGTCCCCAATCGAAAGATCGGGGACCTTTCGCGTGAGCTAATGGGCGAGATCGACACCGCCCTCAAGGCCAAGAAGGACCTGGACGATAAGATCGGCCACTGGAACGATCAGTACGAGGGGGTCCTGCCGGCAAAGGATGACCCCTGGCCGGGGTGCGCCAATCTGCACGTCCCGCTCACGGCCTGGCAGATAGACACCTGCAAGAGCCAACTGGTTCGCACGATCTGCGGGACGAAACCGATCTGGCGGGTGGAGGGCGAAGAGGCTGGGGATCAGAGCCCCGCCCATAACTGGGAACTCTGGCTCGACTACCTCGCGGACAGGCACCTGGGGATAGAGGGTATTATCGCGGAACTCTGCCTGGGCGTGCTCAAGCACGGAACCGCCATCGCGAAGCTCATCTGGGATCGACGGGAAGACCGGCTGCGCTCCCTCAGCGGCGGCGAGGTGATAGAGAAGACGGTGCAGGCGGCGGGGCCGCGGCTGACCTATGTTCCGCTCCGGCACTTCGTTCTGGTTCCGGCTGAGGCCCGCACCATCCGCGACGCCGTTGCGGTCGGTGACCGCAAGTACCTTCGATTGGCTGAGATTCAGAGGCGGGAATCGCTGGGCATCTATCGGGAGGGGACGGCGAAGAAGGTGGCCGGGGCGGCTGGCTCCGAGGAGGGAACGAGCGAGATCGACGAACAGGTGGGCATCGACCGAGACCGGGGCGACGCCGACCAACTGAAGAAGTACGAGACATGGGAGATGATCTGGTCGCTCCCGCTTCGCGAGGAAGCGGAGGGTGCGGTCTATGACGATAAGCGGGGAGTCGAAACGGACTGTCTCGTTTCTCTTATCAGGGTGGCAGACAAGCCGGTAATCGCACGCTTGATTCGCTATCCCTGGTTCCACAACCGCCGACACTACATCGGTTTCCGGGTGCTTCCCCGGGAGGGGATGTTCTGGGGTCGCAGCGCGGTCGGTATTCTGAGCGATATTCAAGACGAGCTGAATACGGAGCACAACCAGCGGGTAGACCTGCGCTCGTTGGGCCTCCAGCCGCCGATCAAGGTGCAGCGTTCGGCGAACATCACGGACGCGCATGGGCGTTCATGGATTCGCTTCCGACCGGGGGAGCCGGTGGTGGTGGGCGATATGGCCGAGGCGGAGTGGTGGCAGCCGCCGGATGCGCCGCAGTCGAGCTTCCAAGAAGAGGCGGGCTTGGTGGACTATGCCGAGCGCATCTTCGGGGTTTCGGAGCAGAAGGTGGGGCGCACCGAGGCGGGCAGGAAGACGCTCGGCGAGGTGGAGATCGTAGAGGCGCAGGGTAATGTGCGCTTCGATGACATGGTGAATACCGTCCAGGGCGTTACGGACTTCGAAGGTGGATGGGGCCTGCGGGAGGTCGCCTACCAGTTGATGGGCCTGACAGTACAATTCGAGGATGATGAGAAGGTGTTCCGGGTTCTGAGCAAAGAGGGCGACCTACGCTTCGAGAAGCTGCGGAAGCCGGAGAGCATCGAAGAGGCCATCGGCGCTTATGACTACATTCCGCAGGGGAACACGATGACCTCGAACCGCGTTCGGCAGCGCCAGGAGGCGGGGATGTTGTACGAGGCCTTGATGCAGAACCCGCTGGTGATAAACGACCCCCGGCGGGTGTGGCAAATCACGCGCAAATTGCTGCTCGCACACGATCAGAAGGATTGGCGATCATTGATCGGCAGCGAGGAGGAGGCGCAGAAGATGGCAGAAGAAGCGGCGCGGGCGGCGCAAGAGGCTGCCCAAGGGCAGGGTGGCGGCCAGCAAGGTCCGGCCCCGGGAGGACCATAAGGCCTTGGCTGAGACCCCCGAAGAACTGATAGGCATTCTACGCGATGATTGCCACCCCACGCACGGCAGGGAGAGCTGGCTCCATTTTCGCAAATGGGTGGCTTCGCTGAAGATCGACGCGCTTCACCAGCTACTCACCAAGCGGGAGATGGTGGATATCGCCCGCGCGCAGGGAGAGATGGAAGTATTAACACTGCTTGAACGCATTCCCGAGGTGCTGATTCAAGAGATCAAACAGGGAGAGAGGAAGTAATGCCTGAGCAGGACACAGAAGGGACGCAGGCGCAAGGCACCTCGGGAGAACAGCCGCCGGAGCAACCTCAACGGCCCGAGTGGCTGCCGGAGAAGTTCGCCAGCGAAGAGCAGATGGGGAAAGCCTACAACGAGCTAGAACCGAAGCTATCGCAAGTCTCGGAGACCTTGGCGAACGCGAAGAAGGAACTGGAAGGGTTCGGCTACACGGTCAATGATGCTGGCAATATCGTGCCGATGCAGCAGTCGCAGGGCCCGGCACCACAGAACTATCAGCCGCCGGACCAGACGCAGTATGGAGACCAATTCGACAACAGGCCGATAGAGGAGCAGGTAGCCCAGTTACGCCAAGAGGTTCAGGGCGCGCAGCAACTGGCGAGCGGCGCGATTCGGCAGCTCGGTGCGAACCAAAAGGATTCCCTAGTTCAATCCATGCCAGAGAACTTGCAGGTGCGAACGGCGGCATTGTGGCAGGAGGCCACTCAGCGCGTGCCGCCAGAGGCCCTTCTCAATCCCGACCACATACAGACCATTCAGGATGCAGTTCGGGGACGGGCTTATCGCGAAGCCGCGGAGGGCGGCGGCGCGCCCGCAGACACGCCGAGGTCGCCAGTGACCACACAACCCGCCGGGGTTCGCAGCCTGGGCCAGGTTCCGACGGTAGAGAGGCCTTCCGGGGAGAATGTGGTGGCGAGACCGACCCAGCCCGTGGGAGTCCAAGCCGAAGTGCGGAAGGGCCTCGGACAGGCGATCAAGGATGTTGGTATTGACATGACCGAGGAAGACTGGGAGAAGGAAACCGCGGCGCTGGCGCAGGAACGCGGACAAGCGCAAGAGAGCGAGAAGTCATAGATGCCACGAAAGCGAGTG